CTTAACAGCAACTCTTCTGTAGTAGCGGTTAGCGTTGAGTTGCAGTCTGCCGAGACCCTGGTTGGTTCCTTCAGCGAATGGGTTGGCGACCAGACCGTAGCGGGTCTTGAAGCCAATCTTGGGCTGGAAGGAGTTCTCGCCAACAGCACGAACCATTTGGAGGGGAACGTATGGGCAATAGAACAGACCAGCATCATAAGGTGAAGAACCCTTATAACCAACAACGTAGTATTGGTTGCCAGGAGTTCCGTTACCTGTGGTCAGGTTAGCTGCATATGGGTCAATATAGACGCGGAATTTGCCCATCAGAGTACCAGCAAAGGTGTTGCCAGTGTCATCAACAGACAGATTAGCGTTCAGAGCAGGGGTGTAATCAAGAACACCAGCCATGGTCAGTGCTGAAGCAACGTCAGCAGAGCACATGATGATGTTGCCCTTTCCACGACGAGTTCTCTGAGCGATTGCGTTAGCATCACGCTCAATCTGGAACAGAAGACCCTTGAACTTCTCAACAGACCAACGACCGTTTGAATCAACGTCGAGGTCAAATACACCTGCAGTAGCAGTGTTCTGAGCTGCACCCTGTTCAGCAACCTTGTAGATGGTTCTGATAACTTCGCGGTTGATCTCAGCAAGAATCTCAGTTGAGAGAATGTTTGCTAATTCCGCTTCAGCGTTCAGACCATGGATTGCCTTGAGGTCTTGTGCAAGCTCTAGTGAGTACTCAGCTTTGAGTGCTCTTGACTTAGCAGTAACGGTGACTTTCTCGATTGAGAATGCCATCTCGTTGAAGTAGTTGCCAGCTGCATCGCCAAGTGCCTCGGCGTTGCCAGTTGACATACCTTGACCAACGTTATATGGTGAAGGGTTAGTTGTAGCAGTACCAACTGGGTTCAGAACTGAAGGGTTGGTGCCAGTCTGTGAAGTAGTACCGAAACCAACAGCAGGATCGCTAAATCCAGCAGAAAGGTTGCGTCCATCATTCTGACCAGAGAATGCGGTGTCTGCCTCATTGAAGAATGCTTCAGTACCAGACTGATTCTGGTAACGTGAACGCATTGCAAAGATGAGTCCAGTAGGACCACTCATTGGTTGAACACCTGCCAGGTCATAAGCGACCAGGTTAGGCATTGAACGTCTGATCAGGGAGATCAGAACTGGATCGAAACCTGCAGTTGGACCTGCAGCGGTTGAAGTGCCACTGAATCCACCAGTACCAGCTGAGTTGGTTGGTGATGCTTCAGACAGGAATGAACCTGACTGTGCGAATGATTGCTCTTCTCTAAGAAACTTTTCTTGGTTCTCTAGCAGGACTGCGGTTACCGCTCTACGATGGGAATCTTTGATTGAATCAAGACCCTCATAGTTGAGGATTGGTGCCCACTTTTCCTGCAGATGCTCTGAATGGAACATTTGCTTTTACCTAATAAGTGTACGTTTTTTGGGTTTGAATTATATTAAATTCAATTATTTGCTAAACTTTGAAAGAGTGTTTAGATATGCAGCCATTGTTCCAGAAATTGATTCTGGAGCATTGTCTACACCTTCAGAAAGTGACTCTGATTTAGCGGATGGAGAAACTGTCTTTGATGGGAAGTATGCTTCCTTAATAGTCTCCAGTTTTTCACGATATTCTTCTTCACTTTCAAACTCAACACTTTCGGCAAGTGAAGCGAGCTTGTCTTTCTGAGTAAGTGCTAGACCCTCAGAAACTTGTTCAAAGATTCCATCAGCAACCGACTCTGCGAGACGCTTGTTGAGGGAGATATTCTTCTCGATTTGCTCGTTGAGTTTTGTCTCCATTTCATCAAGTTTTTCTACCATGCTCTCAAGCACATCATATTTATCTTCAGGGATTGCTACATAATGATCTTCAAAAAGACCCTTCATTCCTTGAAGGAATGATTCTGTCATTTCGGTCTTAAGACCTGCTTCAATGGCAAGTGCGTTCTCCTCAAACCACTCGCCACAAACATATTCGAGGTATGAATCTACACGATCAGAGAGAGCTTCTTTGATCTCTTCTACCTCTTCTGCAAGAGCAGTTTCATACT